AAGTTCTCTATGATAGTGCATAAGGTTAAGAAGTATCTGTAAGTCTTTGGTGGCCCAAACAAGTGAATATGGACGGTCAGTTATGTTGTTATGAGTTTTACCATGTACAGGTAATGGTGCATATGAGTAATTATCAACAGATCTCCAAATGTATGGTTTCTTTCTTACGTAAGGAACAATATCATTGATGATTACAACACCTTCATAAATATCATCTACATAACGAACAATCAATTCTTCACCTTTATTCTTTCTAATTGGTTTATTTTGAATATCCTGTTCATCAACAAAGTGAGTAAAGAATTTACCGGGAACATGTGGATTTGGCATTCTTCTGGCCATGATCTTTCTTTCTTCTCTGAAATATACTCTCCATACTCTGAGATTTTGAGAAGTATTAATTGTACCGGCATAGATATTATCATGAAGATATGCTCCGGCACCAGGGGTTGAAACAAATGATGAAGGAGTTACTGATCCACGATAGTTTTCAAGATAATCCAATTCCATTGGAGATAAGTGTGGACCAAATTCCTTTTTAACTTGTTCATATGAAGATAATTCTTCAACAACTACCCAATCGCCATCCTCTGTCCAGAACACTTCATCATTGATAGGATAATAAACTTTCAGGCCATCGAGTGGTCGCATGATAGGTAGTTTATCTCCCTCACGTAATTCTACAAACCAATACTCTTTACCTGTTACGCATTTATGTATGAGGTTTTTTGTACTCTTTTGTTTGATATTAAGTTTTGTCCGTAATTTTTTTACACCTGACTGTGCCTTTTGTTCGCGGATCTCTTTATAGTCATATCGGAAAAACTTCTTTATTTTATCTACATCCTTTTGGGTGATTATGGCCTGTGTTTCAATATTATCTTTTAGTTCCTGCAATTGAAGTTCAATCATTGGTATTTGTTGTTTCAACTGCTGGATCTGCAACATCTGTTCTTCATTTTGTGGTTCCTGTGCCAACATCTGTTGAAGATTCTGCTTTTGTTGATCAAGCATGTTGAGTGATTTAACATACTGCATATTCACTTCACGAACACGAGTATTTACTAAATCAACATAAGACCAGAATTTTGCATCATATTTACGCTTTTGTGAATCAACATCGGTTGCTGCAACTGAGAATGGAAATGGACGACGCGATTGCTGAGAAGCAAGTAAGTTGATACCTTTTCTCTGAACACCAATCCAACGCATCTTTGCCGGAAATTCGTACTGACCTATCCTACGGAGATAATCAAAATCTCTTTCATTATAGATTTCATTGTACATATTCCAACATTCAATATCCTTTCTTTTGGACATTGAAGATGATAAGGCCATACGTTTAATTTCAAGTACCCTATCTCTTACTTGTTTTTCGGGCTTTGCCCCTTCGATAAGTTTAAAATCTTCCATTGTAGTTTAATTATATGATGAAATTATTTGTCCATCTTCCCCTGTTCTATAACTAACCATTCTGATTGGTTTATCTGATTCTTCATCTGCAAACACCATCATTTCTTTTTCATCTTCCATAAGAACGATACATAATGATGATGAAATTGTTATATCACAATTGAATTTAATTGTCTTTGGATCATATCTAAAACGTGCTAATGCTTCAATCTGTTCCAAGTCATTCATTTTATCAATATTATCTTTGGTCAACCAATCTTTCAGTTTATTCAACCAGAATATTTTGGTTGCCGGGTCAATACCATATCGTTGTGCTGTTGTTGGTTTGTTTATCCAATTGGCAGTAATAAATTGAGGTCTTTCTTTCAATAAGAATGATAAACCATTATTCATATACCATTGGAATATTCTCAAATTTGAATACTCTATAAGATTGATTGCATTGTAGTATAATGTTGCCATTGCCGTATGTTCATAGAATTTTTCGGCACCACCTTCCTCTACAGTAGGTCTTTCAAGTATTCTTGCAACATATATATTGTAACTTTCATTAGCATTCAAAAATCCTTTCATACATTGCCAGGATCCTTTTGAATCAGAATAAACGGCAGTGTCTTTATCGTATGAGTCAGTTGCAGCTTTATAAAGGTTATCATAAACTACTTCAACTTCTTCATGATCTTCATTGAAAATCTTTTTGGTTTTAGGTGGTTCGAATATTAAAATCCAACCATCTTCTTTTGGTTTGAAATAAACACCCTCACTCTTATTCTTTTTGTTTTTCCATTCCAATACACCACGAATACCTTTTGATTCTTCTCTATGTGTTAAAACATATGCTCTACGTTGGTTTAAGTTCATAATGATTTCTTCACCAAAAAATCCTTCTGTACTGATAAGGAAAGCTTCTGAAGGACTGAAAGGTTTCTGTGATATTTCCTTTATCTTTTCAGAACCTTTTTTAGCATCACGGTCCTTTTTAATAGCTTCTATACTTGGTTCCTTTAATGAATTACCATCCTTATCAATAACCTCAAATTTCCATGCCGGTATGAAACAAGCAACTTTTAAATCTCTGGTATTAGGATCTTCTTCATATTCATTTTTGAAAACAAGTAAATCATGTTTTTCCGGATTATAGTACATATCCATTACATCTGGAATAGAATCGTCGATATCCCCACCTGTACCAATATAAATTGCATAACCGGTTTTACGACGTTCTGCCATCAATGAAGGATTTACATAACTTTTTGTTTCAAGTAAATATCCTTTTTTCCATTTACCAACCTCTTCATAAATAATAAGTGTTGGTGATAAACGTGATGCAACCTGAGTATTTGTTAATGCTGTTAAGCAATATGCTTCTGATAGTAAACCACGTTTTACTTTTCTCTTTCTGCCATCAGGAAGTATTTCCTCGTCATTATAAGCAAATCGGATATAATCATTTTCGCGGTCAGGATTACGTTCTTTGTAAAATTCAGTATCGATCTGTGCATCTAAACCACGAACAAGGTTACTAAATGTCTTTTCTGAATAGTCAGATTGACCGGCCACAATAACAACTTGGGAACCGGCATAAAAATTCATTTCATAAGCACATACTGCTGCTATCCATTCTGAGAAACCTTTTTGACGTGATTTAAGAAATAAACAATCTTTATGTTCTTGATACATTCGTTCAAGGATCATAAACTTTTCATAGTCCAAATCTGTGAACCTTGGTCGGATAATTCCTTTTCTACCTGTTTTATGATTAAGACCATATATTGGCCAATAATTGAGATACCAATAATGTTTGCCTGTAATTTTTACACCACCTACTTCATATCCATTTAAACACTTTGCACGTTCTTCATTCCAATATGCTTCAAACTCCAATGATTCTTCATCAGGATATTTGAAGTTATCCAAAACAACAGGACTGAATAGATGTGTGTTTATAAACATTATTTAACTATTAAGAGAATTAAAAGTAATACTGAAGTACCAAAACCAATATTCCTATATCTTTTTTGTTTCTTTACCTCTTTATCTAAAGATAGAATAATTTCTTCATTTATAGAACCTTGCTTTTCATAATTGATCATTTGTAACCTTTGATTTTGGATTACTTTATCTTTTAATGAATCATGTTGCTCGAATAAAGATATAAGGGAAGATAATGAATCACTTTTCATTTTGAATCGATCCAAATCATTAAAAGCCAAATTCAATTTTGTGACTTGGCCTGGTGTGATCATAACTATCGTATCATTATCAATTATCGCTTTTTTCGGATAATCGCTTTGACAATAACTCGATAGATTGATCAAGATTAAGGTGGCGAATAGAATTTGCTTTATCATTGTATATGGTATCAATTATCATTATGTACTTCTTCTTTTCTTTGATAGTCTGGTACAGTTTTTCTGCTAACATTTTTAACCTCTGGACATCCTTTTGCAAACTGTCGTTCTGCTTCTTTAATAGCATAACACTGTCTTGCTTTACCTTTAAATCTGTTTCCAGACCATTCGGAATAGGAGTGGATTTTATAATGGCACATATTACTGCTATTATTAAAACAATTAATAAAACTGTTATTATGCGATTTCGTCTATCTTGATGATCGCTGTTACTATTGCTTGACATAAACGTTCATTTATTGCTTTATCTTTGATTAATACTAAATCATCCTTATTATCTTGAAATAACCATTCAATCATTACAGCTGGACAGTTACACATTAAAACTGTGAAGTTTGCTTCATTATCAGAATCACCATCACTTAAATCTTTTCTTTCTTTAAATCCTTCAATTCCAATAAATGTTTTTTTCAATTCTTGAAATAAGATTTCTGCATAATGATCAGACTTTGTTTGTCCTTTAGTTGTATAAACAGAAAAACCTCTTGCATTCATCCATTGACCATTTCCGGCAGCATTATTATGAAGTGATAGAAAGAATTTCTTTTCTCCTGAAAAAGCATTTGTTGCCTTAACACGTTTTGACAATCCAATTTCATTTTCAGTAGGATTTGATATATGAACAGTAAATTTTTCTTTTTGAAGCATAGGAAGTAATTGAGAAACTCTTTCACGGCTCCATTTATACTCTCTGTGCGACATATCGGGTGCACATTTACCCGGGATGTCTGCTCCATGAGCAGGATCTAAGATAACAACTAACTTTCTCATTGTTGGTCCTCCTTTGGTTTTTCATTGGTCTGGCCGGCATTCTTACCCCATAAAGCAACACCAATGATACCACCAATGGCTGTTATGGTTACTGCTGCACCAATCCAATCTGATTTAATATTTAAAGCTTCTGAAATTACCACGATAAAAAGGCAAATGCAGCAAGTAACTACTGTACCTACTGCCATCAATCTTAAAGAACTATGACCGGTATTGGCCTTTAAAAATTCTAAGATTTTATTTAGAATTGTTTTCCACATGGCTACAAAAATTTTGTTTACACTTTTTTACAATCCATTTAGCAAGCTCTTTAGCAATCCA